ATTGCATCCGCGAAGACGTATGAACTGAGAGAAGACGGTATCAAGTTTCTTCTTTGCTTTGCTTAGGCTCATTTAATCCGGGTATGTTTAGTGGATCGCGTTTTCTTCTGAGGTCTGCCATCGATTGCGGTTCAAATGCCACACGGTCGGAATCGCTGCCGCGTGTGATGTGGCTGTTGATTCTCTCCAGTATTGGGATCCGTTCTTCTTCATGCTTGATAATACACTCTCGAAATTCCTGAATCTTCAAACGCTCGTAATACTTGCCGTAATAGCCCGTTTTCATACGGTCGCAAATGAGTCGGAACTCTTCGAGCTTCAATGTAGGGAAAATATCGAAGATAGTCTCTGCACAAAGCGCGTAATCTGTAAGAGTTTGGAGAGTCTTCTTTGCTTCTACAAAATCGCAGACGCTTTTCACCATTGAGATCACCGCCCCGCGTGTTGCTTCGGGTTGGACTCTGAGAGCTGTTCGGATATTCGTTCCCTCCTTCCAGGCTTGCTCGTTATTGGCTTGAAATAGACCCGGTGCGGATATACTCCTCAAGCTTATCTCTGTCGCTTTGGCTTGTAAGTATTCCCTTCTTTGCAGTTCCTCGCTCTGCGAAGAGTCCCTGGTATCCTTGGGCAATTGAATAGGTAATGATGTCGATGGCTGTTCGTTGGTCATTGTCTGATAGTTTTTGTAATCTGTGAAGTTGTGCTTGTTCTCCTCGCAAGGTATACGGTTTCTTTTTTTGTTCTTTGCGTTCTTGTTTCCACATGATCCAAGAATCTTTGAAATCTTGAGAATCAAAAGGAAGCAAAATCCCTTCTATAGTATGTTCTATATTCTGTTCTTTACTATAGTCTATACTATGCGCAACTGTAGTTGCTTTTAGTTGCGCCTCCTGTTGCAACTCTTGCAACTGTGGTTGCTTCTTTTGCAACTGTGGTTGCTTCTTGGTTTTTCTACTTGCAACTGTAGTTGCTTCTTTCAAATCGAGGTTGATTGTCATCTTCCTTTGGTGTCCATATCCCTGACATTCCAGATACTCGCTCTCGCAAAGTGCTTGACGCATCTTCCTCACGTACTGCGGGGATACCCTCAACGCTTCAGCAAGGAAGTCATCGCCTGCCCAACACGAGCCGTCCTTTTGAGATAGCGCATGGACTTTAGAAAGGAAGATTCGTTGCATTGGGTTGAGGTCTTCGAGTTCCCAAATCTCTTCGGGGATCCAAATTCCGTTGGTTTTCTGTTTCATTTGGCGAAAGATAAAAAAAGGGAGGGAATAACACCCTCCCCATTTCCTCAGTTGTTCAAATTGCTCTCGCGTTCCATGACTTCTCTAATGATTTCCGCGAAGGTTGCATCACATTGCTTCGATATCTCTGGAAGATACTTCATCATATTGCGCGGTCGGTAGTCATACCAACTCCGAACGGTTGCCTCGTTCAATCGCAGCTCATCCCCTACGTTTTTAATAGAACCGTAGTTCTTTAAAAGGAAGATTTTCAAGTTATTCATAGCGTTCGTATTTGATTGCCCCCCAAAGGAAAGAGCGTGATATCTTCACAGACTTGATTTGAGGGGTCTTCTTTGCACGTTCTCTCTTCTTCTTAGGTGTTGATACCTTGGATGTAGTCTGCTCGCTTAGAATGTACTTCTTTCCGTTCCAAGTGTATTCGGGTTTCAAGTTCTTACTCCATCGCGTCTGCATTGCAGCAAGCGTATGGCTTCCGATTGGCCTCATGAGCTTCCAGTCAATGCGTCCCGTTTGTTTCTCGCAAGTGATATTCACCATCTCTGCAAGCAACTTCTCTTCGTTCAACGTCCATCTGTATCTGCTCATAGCTTCGACATTAAAGCATCACGCAAGTTGATGAGGTGTTCCGCGGCTTCGATAATCTTCTCTGGATCGCTCTCCTGCTGAATAGCCAAACCAATAGCCCAACTCGCACCGATGCGCTTGGTAGTTTCGGCGTTGTCTTTAAATCCACCCCCTTGTGAGAATCCTCCTGCCTTCTTTATCTTGAGCTTCGTCCCCCAATTGTTCACGGTCTTGTTGTACTCGACCTCATCCCCTACGTCGTAAGGTGGTTTTTCGGCGTTGGGGCTTGCTGCCGTTCCTTCTGTTCCGTCTTCAAGGCAGACCGTGTAGTCGTACATCGTTCCGGATTGTCCCATCCAAGTGTTGTCGGTTTTGTCAATCGACTTGATTTTACTCGTTTCCATAGTGTTAGGTTTTTATGGAGTTAAATGCCGCTCTCCTTGTAAGATTGGCTAAATTCTGTCTGGTTAAAATTCGGGAGGTCTATCGGTCGCAGTTGGTGTGATCGCAGCCGTAGGAATATCTCATTCCATCGCTCCTCCGTTGGTGTTGTTTCAAGTAGCTCATCCTCTAAACCGTCATCATCATCCCGAAGGCTTGAGGTGCTGAGAAGCTTCAAAGCGTACTCACGCATTCCCTCAACATCTTCCTCTTCGAAGTCTGCCCATTCCTTACAAGAAGGACAGATTTCAACGTCTCCCTTTCGTTCTTCTCCGCAGCAGGTTGATAGCTTGCTCATTTCGTTCTGGCTCTTACGATTTGACGCTTAAAGTCTTCCCATGCATCCTCAAAGTTTCTGTGATCACGCAAGTTGTTGGCGAACTCGTTGTAATTCGAAGCGGCATTCTCGCTGACCGAGGATTGAACGCAGATATAGCTATTTCGTTTCATTGCTCTGATTGTTGTTTGAGGTAAAGCTGTCCGATTCTGTTCTCAATGGCATCAAATGCCGTTTGAAGGTCAAAGAAGTATCTGTTTAATTCGTCATCGTTGTAAGTCTCCACCGCGTGAGAATAGAACTTCAAGGTCGTTGGTTCAAGCTGCTTCATTGGAAAACTGTTCGATACAAGTTTTTAAGCTATTCGTTAGGCAGTCGATCCAAATAAGAAGCTCCGGGTTGAGTCCTTCGGTTTGCTTCATTCGTTCTAAGACCTCAACTGTGATCTCCCATTTTTGTACTGTCTTCATTTTCGAAGCTCTTCTAAGATGATATGCTCAATCATGTCGAAGTCAACAGGGAAGAGCGTGTCATCTATCCCGTACAATTCAATCTTCACTTCGTTCTTGCCGTTATACTGGCAAAGCTTACAAGATTGGATGCTGAGGAAGCCATTCGAAGGAGCTTCGTGATAAGACCCCTCGACTCCTGCGTCGACTTCGTACTCTATTTCGAGTGAAGTATTGTCTTCTAGTTCGATTGTGTAGTGTTCCATAATCTGTTTGTTTTGTTAGATTGCTTTTGGTTTGCTCGGTGCGGTCAAGTACCTGCTGAACCCATTCGGGTTCGTTGTTCATGTAACGTAGTTTTTTAGTCTTCACGATTATATTTCGCAGCCGCGAAATCAAAATCAATCGTTTGCATGACATAGCGTAGACAAATCTTTTTAGATGGCCACCAAGACAAGCAGTCCATGTTCAAGTCATCCATAGTCGTTAAATTCCAAAAATCTGTTTTGCATACGTCTTCCATTCCTGACTCATTACGCAAAGTAAATGTGTACGTTGCTCCTTTTGGAGTAGTCACTTCAATTGAGTATTGACCTTTAAGCTCTTTTGTTGTGGTTACGTTGTTCATGGCTGCGTGTGTTTGTTTCGTTTTGCTGTCACAAATATAGATGTTATTTTCTAATAACCAAACTATTTTACAGAAAACAGAGAAAAAAGAAGGGAGACTCTTGCGAATCCCCCTCCCCAAACAAAACAGGTATGCCCAACGAAAAAGCATTCCGAAAGATACTTCAGCTTTTTGCAGATCCAAAATAATAATTCACCACTTGACCCACAAGAGTACCCTCAGCGAATCCGAGTATATGGAAGAAGACCTCCTTGTCTTGTATTCCCGTCATCGCCCAAATGACCATGACAACCCCGATAGTCATTGCAGCGATACCGACGATGGCTTGCATCCAGTCGCGCTTTCCGGTAACCTTGGTTACATCAACCTCTCTTTGTCGTGCGCTTGCTCGGTCTTCGTTCTCCAATTCAATGAGAAGCATCCGCGCTTGTTTCTTGTCCTCTTCGCTTTCTGTCGAGGCATCTATTAACGCTCCTATCGCTTGAAGTGCGCCCCCGTCGGGAATGACCTCTCCAATTGCTTCGAATACCTGTGGAGCTTTGTTCCTAAACCATGCTCCGAGCTTGGTGTCTTTGAGTGCTTTCCTTTCCATCTTATAAATCCATTAAAATATTTATTGCCGTGTGGCCTCCAATTACAACCCCGCACCCAATCGCCTGCCGTTTGAAGTTCTTAGCATATGCGCTACTGTAAGCGTCCCGGCATAATCCTGCGCCGACTTGCATGCCAAAAATCTTTGAGTTGTTTCCAACCATCCACTCCACATAAGCTTGTGTATGTATATGACCTTGGACGGTGGACTGCATATCGTTCTTTGCCTTCGTGCGGGCTGTTCCTCCTTCGCCGTGGCAGTATTGCACCCCGTCGTATTCAATGCGCTCTACCCAATTCCATGAAGTACCCAGTACATCGTTGTAGTCCTTTATCCATTCCTTCGGCACGGAGGAGCTGAACGCCTTGCGCATGATTAACCGGTCATGGTTGCCGATGATCACATCAGCCACAGGAAAAGCCTCAGCCCATTTTTGAACGTGCTTGATGGCTTGCTTGAGTTCGTAGCCTCCTCCCATCCCGTTGGGGTCGGTCTCGTGATAGCTGCTATAATGATTGTCAAGAATATCACCAATGAATATAACCTGATTGCAGTTAAAACGCTCGTAGGTGTCCAAGCAATGCTCCAAATAACCTTGTAAAGAAAATGGGAGATGCAAATCCCCTATGACAAGCAGTCTCCGCTCATTTGCCCGTAGGTTTTCGAGAGCTTTGTATTGTTGCTGACTTAAACGGGGGCGAAACTGCGACATCTTTTCAGGGGTTTAATATGTCCAAATGATATGGTTCTCTTTCATTGGATCAGCATCACAATGAATGAAGCCGTCTCCGATTCCTATCCTCGTTATGCCGACTTCAAGAAGAGCGTCAAGGATAATCCAACGCTCGGAGGAGTTTCGAATGCGTATATCGGCAGCCAATCCGATGAGGTGTGTGCTGTTCCTCGATGCGCTGTATCCCTGCTCTATGAGCTCGCGATTGTATTCAACAGTTCTAAAACCGCTCGTTATCACATACGGAATCCCCGCGTAATCTCTGCTCTCATCGAGTAGCTCTAAGAAATCGGGACACATCATGCACCCCGTTCCCGGCTCGTCAGGTGACTCAAATTCTTCTAGCTTAAAGTACCTCATCGCTTTGCGAGTAAGAGTTCAATTTTGTGAACTGATTCAATGACTTCTTTCATCATCTGTTTCAGTTCGTCTTTGTCGTTCTCCACCCGGATAACGCGACCCTTCAACTTTTCAAGGTCGCGGTTGAGATTTACCCATACCGCTATGATCGCCAGAAGGCTTGGGAGTATTGTTAGTATTGTTTCGATTGAAATCATCAAGAAACTTTTTCAAAAGGGTTATATTTTTTTTCCTACTGTTTCTCATTTGAAGAGATAACGTAAATCAACGGACTCCGTACCGCCTCCACCTCGTGAGATACTCAAGCCGCTTTGATAATAGTCCGCAGGTTGCGGAAGCATATCCGCTCCAGTATTCGATGAGTACTCTGGAAAGAGCGAGGAGTTGCTACAGAGGTATTTGTATAGCCGAAACGTGTAGAACTGTGCGTTGGTTCGTGCGCGTTCTGTTTCTCGGTGTAAATCATCGGGAGAGATTCCCGTTGTATCCTCAGATACTCGGATAGCAAGCCCGCCGTTGTCAATCTTAACATAGAGCGAAGGCATAAGGTCAACCATCGTCCACCAAAGCGTTGCTTTTCGGACGTAGTTATCGAGAAGGGTGGCGTAGTTTCCTGTCGGCCCTCCTACCTGAGTGACCTCAGTCTTTAGCTTTTCGAGTAAATCCGTGCCTAAATAGAGTTGAATGTACTTGTCTTGAGCCAAAATAACGGACGGAACGAGGTAAGAGTCTTCTACACTTGCGTTTATATTGGTGATCCGCTTAATATAATCGGGATTCACGAAGAGTACTTCTGCTGTTAGTGCCATTATTGTGGGTTTACGAAGCCTTCATTCGGCATATCGATGGGACGTTGTGCGACTTTGGGCGAGTTTGTGGGCAATCTTTTAGCATCAACCCCCGCTTCTCGTATCAGTTTCTTCGCTTGGTTAACTGATATCTTCTTGTTTGTCTTCTTGAGGTACGTTTGACGAGACCAAAAATGGTGGCATCGTGCGCCTCCTTTCCACAAAAATAAATCGTAAGTGTCTGAGCCTGAGCGACCTAGCCCCGGATTTACTGCTCGAAGGGATGCCGCTTCTATGTCTTCCTTTCGGTAGACTTTACTCGCTGCGACCATCTTTTTGCAGAAAGACCGCGAGTCATCTTGTACCGATTTAGGAGAATACACATAACGCACCTTGATAATTTCGGTGTCCTGCTCGCTCTTGCCGTTAGGATTGGATGAAGGAACGCTTGCAAACGCCCATAGAGCATCCTTAACGGCTTCCGTCTCGTAATCAACAGGGCTTTCGTCTATTAACTCCCAATCGTCGCTTATATCCTCTCCTAATGCGTCGAGGTGTTCCCAAGCTCCGTCAAGGTTTACTTCATCACTTGAGAGATTTAGTTCAGATTTAAAGAGTGCAGTCGCTTGGTCGATTCCAAACCCAAGCATTGAAACAAGCAACTGTGTTGCCTGTGCTTTGGTAAGCTCTCCCGTTCCTACTTTGGAAATCACATCCAACGCAGCAGATATTTGAATACCCGTATACGACTGCGTAACGTTTGCCTCTTCAACCATAGCTCCAAGCGGGATAATAGTCGTGTCGATATTTGAAGCCCTCATAAGCGTTTGTATCGTTGAAGCAACTACTTCGGTATTTGGTGCAATTACATTCTGTTCAAATAAAGCCGCAGATTCTGCAAGCTCTCCACCGCCTCCAAGCTTACCCGGTACAGCAACCCCAAACATTTGCGGGTTCGTTACCCTATGCCCGACCATAATCTTGGCGGTGCATTCTTCCGAAAGGAATTGGTATTGATTGTGAGCGTCGGACAATTGGAACGGTTCAAAGTCTGGCTTCCTTTCGGGATCGTCTGAATACGTCACGATGAACTTCCCCGCGTTACTCGCTCCCGACATTTGGCGCTCGATATCCATTCGGATGCGGTTTCTCTCCTCTTGTGGCGGTATACCATTTTTGAAGTGGATGCTAAAAGAGGGGCTCATTCCGTTTAACATGTTGGAAATGTGATACTTACCTATCTCCTTATCAAGCTCAATATAGTCAATTGAACCCGTGTAGCAAGGTTTTGGATAGTAGAAAGAGCCGGGTGAAAACGGCTTTACATAAAATATCTGCGTAGGGTGGTCGATATTCCTTTCAGGGTCGAAGGTGCATATCTCGTCCACCTCCTCCGTCTTCTTGCTCCAGTCTTTGGAATAGTAGTAGTAATCGACCTTTTCGTCTTCATTTACAAAGCCCGATCTGATATTCTCAAACGGCAAATGCGAGACGTTAGCGATGGTGGTTCTATCGAGTGACCAGTTCACTTCGAGAGCAAACCCGCCTTGAATCTGAAAGTCTACACAAGCCTTGCGAAGCTCGTCGTTGAGATTCCATTGGTCGAATGCCAAACGACCGTCCAAGGTTGTAGCATCAAAACCCTCTCCGAAGACCATTGTGGCAATGGTAGTCGTCAAAGCGTTATGAGTAGACGACGAGTGAAAGAGGTCAATGAGGTATTGCGGGAAGAGGTTGTCGTCTCCGTAGTTCACGAAGCCTTTAGAGTTTGCGCTTTCCGCGTAACTCCTCTCTTGATATTGGCTGAGTTTTAAAATGTCCATTACTGATAGTAAATAACGTTATCGGGAACGTCGATGGTTGGGATGTTGTAACCAACTGCTCCCGTTACATCGAGAGTCCCTTCTTCGATGAGTGCGACAACAGCTGCGTCGGTTGGGTCTAAGTTAGTCGCTGAGTTCTGTCCGTAGACTTTATAGAAATATTGACCCGTTTCCTCTAGTAGGATATTCCCGTTCCTAGGATCGTCTACATTGGTAAAAATAGAGAGCGCGGTATATCTCGGATTGTCTGTTGCGACATCTCCAATGAAATAGTAATCTTCGCGGCTTGCCATGCTCTGGAAATGTACGAGATAATTCGCGAACGTATTGAAGTCTTTCTTCATCTCCTGAAGAGTCAGATAGACAGTCTGCTCGGTGGCTGAGTTGGGATTGAGATGTATCATTTCATTTTAAACTAAAAGGGAGAGGACGTAATGCCCTCCCCCTCTTTTAAACCTAACCAAAAAAACAGAATCAAGGAGTAACCCCTGCCGTGAACGTGATATGGGAATCGTCAGCGGCAACAAATGGAGCCGGAATAACTTCTTCTGCGGTAAACTGCAATTGATACCCGTTGAGGTCTCCTTTTGCTGTTCCCGTTCCGATAGTACCTCCTGAAGCCTCAGCTCCTTGAGTGTGACCCATCGCGAAATAATTGTCGTTGACATCTTGAACGATGATAGTCAAACGCCCCTTAAGCAAGTCGGCAACTTCTACGTTGTCTGTCGCAAGTAAGTTGGGCATTGTCATCTCAAGAACTTGAGAGTAGAAAACAACTCCGTTCTCCATTGAAGCGTTCACCGCTTGCTGGAATGAACCTGAGTTCTTTGTGAGTTCGAAACCAAACACCGTGATAGCACCTGCCGCAGCAACTACGCCCGCCGTAATAGTCCCCCAATCCGTTGAGTCAAACGCTTTGATCCAAACGCGCTTGATTCCTCCGATTTTATCCTTACAGGGAAACGCCCTGCCGTTGATTGTTAATGTACAAGCCATGTGATAGAGGAATTAAAGGGAGGGATTTAAAGCCCCTCCCCAATTAAATTAGGCTGAACGGCGACCAACTGCGATAGCAGCAGCGTCAACGATTTGACAACCGCCAGAGAACTGCATAATGACCCGAGTCACATCGTCACCCGTTACACCTTGCAAGTCCAAAACAGAAGCATTGATATGGTCTGTCAACAAATTAGTACCGAAGTACAAATTCGACTTCTGAGCAAACAAGAACGTGTCATCGGGCATTCCCGCAGGAGTGATGATGTCATAACCTTGGAAGAAGTTAGCCATGCCTTCAGCGAGGAAGGGAAGGTTTGCCGTTCCTGCAAGAGCTGTGTAATACAACTGCTTCATCGCGCGGCTCATGAAGAGCTTTGTTTCAGGGTCTCCTGCAATTACGTTTGGCACAGCCAAAGCAGTAATTCGGGCCAAGATGTTCGTTGCTGTAGTTGCACCCGAGAAAGTATCTTCTTCGCCCGGTGTAGCTGCTACGATAGCGGCCATCAAACCTGAGAAAGACTGATAAGTTCCCGTTCCGGTAGCTCCGTCCGTGTGGTCGTACTTTCCGTGCCAGATGTTATTTTCGATTCCCTCAGCAACCTTAGCAGCTACGTATTGAGCAGCGAAAGTTGTAAAGTCAGCAGGAGCGTTTGAAGACTGTCCGCGCATTTGGGCAGATTCCCAAGTTGCACGAAGGTCAGCGTTGCACACTTGCTCGTTGACTTTCAAAGCAGCAGCATCGAGAACCGCTTCGCCCAAAGTTAATTGGTCAGAACTCGGAGTCGTGAACGCGCAGTCGGCATTCAACTGAATTGCAGCTCCGGAGAACTTGCGCAAAACTGCTTTTGAATGTACGTTTTCAAGTACAGAAATATAACCATTTGCGATAGTGTCAGCAGACAAAACCGCAGCAGCGACGTAAGGACGTGCCGCTTCGCCGGCATACGTGCCGACTCCAACTGTAGCGTTAGCCATTATAGAGAGAATTGATTGTGGATTGCGGCAACGCGCTCCTTGATTGATAACTTAGAAAGGTCGACAGCCTTCGCAACTTCCATTTTGGGAGCGCGAGAGATTGTCTTGGTGGTTTGTTTGCTGAGTTCGGTGATTTTGTTATCACGTTCCTCAATCTGAGAAGAGAATTCCTTCTTTGCTTCAGAGACTGCGTCAGCAATCATAGAAGCGACATCTTCACGAGTGATCATGTCAACGGATGCCTCGACTTCTTCGACTTCTTCTTCAACCACTTCTCCAGCGGGAGCTTCAGCGTCTTTTATCTCAGAGACAGTACCTTCAGCGACAACGAGCAAAGAGCCGTCTTCGAGTTGGTACTCTCCATCTGGAAGAGGGATTCGTTCGTTCTCGTCATTTTGTACGAAAACAGCGACACCGACAGCAAAAGCGTCTGCGTCTGTCATGATTTCCTGACCGCTTTCTAGGATGGCGGTTGCCATCAGCGATACTTGTTCCTCCTTTTCTTCGACGGCGAGTTCTACGCTGTACTTTTCGAAGAGGTCGGAGATGCGTTCTTTTAGATTCATCTTCTCGGATTTGTATTAATAACGATTTTAGAGGGTCAATCCTTACTCGTGAGGTGGTTTTTTATATAATCGAGTGCTAATTCTTTCTCGATGTCCGTAAGTAGCTCCAAATCGCTTGTAATTGGCTTCTGTTGAGACATCTCGAACTTGTTGGTGAAGAAGCCCTCAATTGAGAAGCCTTTGACGCTGCCCTCTTTCACAAACTTCTCCCAAATAGCATCGTTTTCTACCTTCATGGAAACCATCCAAGTTCCGACAGGGACATCGAGTCCATATATCCGGCTTTTGTCTTGCTCTCCTTCGACGATCCAACTCTCTACAAGGTGCAAACCGTTGAGCGCGTGTTCATGCTCAAGGGTGGCGTTCGCTTGTTTCCCGTTTTTGAAGTATAACTCCATAGCACGTCGGACGGTTTTCTTTGAGAAGTACACATAGTACTCTTCCTCCTCGCTTTTGCGGTAAATGGGTTTATCGGGAATCAGAGCCGCACCCATTACGATGCGTTTCTCTTCGTCCTGAGTTTTGAAAGTAACCTCCTGGGACTTCATCGCTACCCAATCGGACTCGATAGCGGGGTGTTCTACTAATGACAAAGCGTCGACTCCGTAGAGTTCCGCTTCTTCATCGATTATTAGTTCTATTATGTTCATCCTACTAGTGCTGCTTGGTCGTTTATTTTTTGATTGGCTTGCTGAGAGTTTGAAACCTCTGAAGCTATGACGTACGTTCTGAATCCATCCTGTCCCGCTCCACCTCCTAAGAATCCGAGGTCGAGTTGTGGGCTTTGCCCCTGTGCGGCTCCTCCTGTCAAACTTGTGCCGGGCGGGGGAGGTGAGGGAGTGCTGCCTCCCGAATCAAATTTCTGTCTTTTAATGGTGGCGACTTGAGCAGCTCCCGCAATACCTGCCGCAGCGGCTGCGATAAATCGAGATCCCGGGAAAGTGCTGTCTTTAGCAAGAGCAGAACCCACGGCTTCGGCGGTGTTCATAATAGTTGAAACTATTGCGAGCTTCTTTCCAATCTCAAAACTTCGTTTTGCCCTCTTCTCTTCGTCTTTGGTGAAAAGGGTGTTAAGGCTGCTCATAATATTAAGAGTCATTGAAGCAAACTCCAAAGCTTGGTGTCCTGCGGACTCCGCCCCGTTTTTAAAGTCCTCAAATGTCTCGCGTCGTTGTCTGCGAATTGCTTCTTCTGTTGTCTCCGCTCCCAATACTTGGTCAGCGAAACTCTGCTGTCTTGTTTGAAGTGTTGCCGTCGCTACCTCTTGAGTGACTTGAAGGGTTTTAATTTCTGAATCCTTTCGAGCCTCCATGGACTTTACAGTCGCTTTTGCAATGTCAAGCTCGTTTTTTAGTTGCTCCCTCTGGAGGTTTATCGACTCCAACTTGAGCGAGTTCAGTTCTGTTCCGAGTCGTTTCTGAGTTCGAAGGGATGCCGTTTGTAAATCAATGACAGCCGCTTCTGCTTCTGCGACCCTTTGAAAATCTTCCTCTAAACTTTCACCAAGGTCCACTTGTTCTCGTGCAATCCTTGCGCGTTCCTCAGCCAGTCGGAGCTGTTCCGCGACCGTTTCTTTCTCAAGGTCAACAGCTCTCTGTAATGCCTCAAGACGTTTCTCAACGGAGAGCGTCTCATCTTCTGCTAATAGCCTCGCTTCAGCGATTTGTTTGTTTGTCTCTGCTCGAACTTTTATGAAGTCTCGTTCTTCGTCCTTTAGGGCGTTCATCGCGGCTTGTAAATCCTTAGCAGCTTGAGCTTCTTTTGTTATTTCTTCCGTTAACCCTGAAACGGCTTCACCCGCTTTCTCTACCACGTCCGTAACGGACTCCACACCAAGAACCATTTTTCCCGCCGCGTCTGCTGCGACCTTTCCGGCCTCCAAAAATTTACCCTTTAAAGCGAGGCTTATCGCCTTACCTACCGCCGGAATGAGTTCAAGCATTCCTTCAAAGCGATTAATCAAATTATCTTTGATTAGCTTCCCAATATTCTTGATAGTCTCTTGAGGGTTTGATATGGCTTCAAACAACACCTCCCCCATCTTCGAAACACGATCTCGGAGAACGTCAAAAATCGCACCAAGAGCAGCGGTTGCTACCTTGAGTTGTTCAGCTCCTTTCTTGGTGCTTGTGAAATACGAAGCAAGAGCGCCAAAAGCGACTAAAATGAGACCTATCCCCGTAGCTGCTAAAGCGACTTTAAAAGTTTTAAGACCGAGTACGCCCGTCTTTACTCCTTTGGCAAAGTTCCTGAAGCCCGTCACAGCTCCTCCCGTCATTTTATCGAGCTGACCGGTTAACCCGCTAACCGCTCCGGACGTTCCGTCTACACTGTCCCCGACTTTATCAATTGACTTCGTGACTTCGGTGGTGTCTGCTGACACCTTGAGTATCATATTTTGAGTAGCAGCCATTGGATGAGTTTAAATGCAGCAAAGAGATAAGCGGAAACAAAGAGAATAGCGACAGCCCAATCAACAACCTTGAACCAAAGCGGGACTTGAACCCTATCTCCTTTGGCTTGTAGCAATTGAATCGCTTCTCCTATATAACGATGATTGTCGAGATTCCTCATTGGGGTAAGTTTTGAAAACAGCGTGACGTAGCTCCTGACTCATCAAATACATATCCATAACGCTCACAGCAAACGCGACTTGTGGAGGTAATTATCGAACCGCTTGCGGTACTGAACGAAATTTGACCATTCTTATCCGATGATACCGGAATGAAAGAACAATCCCGAATTGCTCCGAGAATCTTTACCAGACGAACTTGCACGACGTTCTCTGTTGTGGGATCGTAGTTGGATATGCTCAGGATTCGGAAATACGTGTCTTTTATGAAAATTTTGTCCGAGAACTTGAAGGTGGCAATCTCCGAAGCTGTCAATCTAAAGTGAGCCGTCACGATTCGAGCGTCTGAAGAATACAGCTCATTCACCCAAGGCATCCAGTACTTGTAATACAGCGTGTTTACGGGGTTGGCTTGTACTCGGTGGAATGGTCGCTCTACTCCGAACGAAAGGTCTTCATCACCTACCGATGGATAAGACGCAGAGAACTGCGAAAGCATCGGATAAAGCGTGGTAGAAAGTCCCGCTGTGTTTGCGTTGTCATAGTAATTGACAACACCCGACTCCCCGCCATTCCAAAAGGCCAAACGCGGAAGCGGGTCTTTGATGGTCTTGTCGGCGTTTACTGTATCCGCAAGCATTCGGTGAATGGCAAAGTCGGTTCCGGGGATATACGAAACCACATGAGGGGCAAAGGCCGTTTGTATCTTCTTTTCTCCTGCAGCGAAATCGTTCTCTGGGTCATTGACCCTATAGCGTCCGTACGTCCGTGAGGCGTTCTTTTGCACTAGGTCATTCACCAAGTCTTTTCCGTTTGAGTGCGTCCATTCATACGTTCTTGCCTGAAGGTCTGTTGTCGGCTCGACTTGGATGTCTTTGGAAAGGTCAATCTTATTCGTCCAATCTATCTTGTCACCGGATGCGAGGTAATCCCCAAGCGGTTCGATATAGAGATGCTTGGAGTTGTTGCGGTCGGGAATGAATACGAGGTTGAACATCTTTTGAAGTCCAGAGATGAAGTCAATCTTCTTCATTTCGGGCATATTGCCCGCGACATCTACTGTCTGACCTGAAAGAGGGTCTGTAATCTCCGTAACAGAAAAACCCGTTCCACCTGATCCCAGTGCATTCGTCCCAGTAAAAGTGACTGTATGTCCTGAGTTGGTCAAAGCATACTGAAGGGTAACCGAATCCGAAGCATCCAAAAGAATCGGCTCGGTTGTTATGGCGTATGTTTCAGAATTGAACTCACCCCCCTGAACGTTGTCAATAATAGTCGCAAGGAAAGTAGACGCTCCCGAAGCGAGACGCATTGTGATTCCTTCATTCAAGTTTGAAATCACCCCTTTGACGTAGACTACGAACGTATAGTAAGCCCGATAAGGAGGCACGAAAGCACCCGATGCGACATTGCCGCCCGCATCGAAAAAAGGAGATGATTCAACAAAGTTCGTTATGCTCTCAAATGTGTTGCTTGATTTGGTTACGTTAGCAGATAAACCAATCTCAAAGACATTGGCTGCGGGTTGGTCTGCATCGACGGGAATAGGTGAACGATTGCCCCGGTTCATCAACAGATATAACCCGTCAAGGTTAGAACCAAAGAAGGTCGAGTCGTAGGTATACCCCGCTTCGGTAAGAATCGTTTCGAAGAGTTTTGACGCTCTAAAATAAGGGGTGAAATCTCCGTGTTCGAGTAAGTTGGTAGTTGACCAAATGGTTTCGCTTGTCCAGTTCCTCCATTTATCGACAATCCCGTAACGGATAGCCCCCGACGAAAGAGCATTAGCCCAACTCAAAGCGATATTTGTCGCGTTTAGAGTGTGGTTAAATGAACTCAAATCGACATCCGTTAGCATACCATTCCCGACATCCCGTGATAGGTCTGCTGTCTCTCCAAATACCACGAGTTCAACGTCGGCATACTTCCCCTTCTGGATATATACGTTCTTCACTTGGGCAAAGCCCCGCATGATTGGAATGGTATTGTACGAAAGCTCTGCCTTGACTTTGGTTTTTGGATTCCATGTCGGAATGATTCCAAGCTCGTTGACTGCCCCAAAATAGTCCTGGTTTTTCTTGGTAAGAGGAACGCGGAAAGTCTGCGAGAAATTAGAGCGGGAAGCGTTTATCTCCTGAAGGTCTGAGAATTGATAGCTCAGGTTGACCGGCTCGTTCTCGTAGAGTTCAATCTCGTTTCCTGCAAGCGTGAGTCTTAGCATCGGATAATTTGTGCGAGTTCTACATTAAACGAGACGACGAATATCTTCGAAATGGTGTCCTCTTCGATTGCCATCGAGTTCGTTTGAATGGTCACGGGAGACCAAGTTCCATCAATGCGAGCCATGACATTCTTGGACCTCATGCAGTATTGCATCAAGTTCACCTCCTCAAGAGTTAAAATGCCATTGAATTGAAAGCTTTCTTTCGCTTCGAGTTGATACGGCTTGATTTGTCGGGCGCTTGGAGCCAAGGCAAATTGAGATGCGTTATAATCTCCGACTATCTTTCGGTAGGTCTTCTCTTCGCGGGTTACTGTCTTGAGCTTACGACCATCAAATCGAAGGTAATCCCATCCGCCCCGTGTATTCGCCCAACCCAACTGCACCGGATTGTTTTTTGTGTTCCTGCATTTGTTACGGATGCGCAGAATGTTCCCCGTTTGTGCCGTTGCCGTTTCAGGTATTACGTCATAATGACCCCACCCCCCTGTGACCGCATTTAGAGCCGTTGTAATTGCACTCAAAGACGCAGGATATACATATGCATACAAAAGACTAGCATCGTTGGTTGAATCGCTCCATGTGGTAGTTGGCACAAGTCCTCCGTTCGTTCCGTTTACGGTGTAAATAATTGTATCGTCCAGGCTTCCTGCGGTGTCGTAGGTGTTTATCACAAGCCTCGTAATAAGTGACCCGGTGTCGTCGCTATTAATAAACGCGACAACTCCGTCATCTTCAATCCCTGCAGTTACTTCGATTACGTTGTTCGAGGGTTCGCGATCACTCAGCCAGACTTTCTTTGTGGATGCTGTTCCATAATAATCCGCAAAGGACGGGAACAACCCTTGCGAGAGTTGCTCGTATCCGTCAAATAAATAATAATATGAGGACGTATCTTCAGCAAGTGATTCCGTGCTTCCGTCAAAGAATCCAACCTTTACTCGATATCTCTTGATATTGTCATTCGAACGAGTAAACATTCGGTTATTTAGAGAGTGAATCGTTGCGGTCGTGTTGTACTTCAAAGAATCCACTTCAAGCCGTCCCGTGAGTACTTGCGATAAATCGAAAAAAGCGTTGTCCGCCGGGTTTGGAGTCAAGTAAATTTTGGAGATAATCGTTCCATTCTCCTCTACTTGTACGATATACCGATAAGCATCATCAACCGGCTCGTCTGGGGTGAGTGTAAAGAGTAGTTTTTGGCCGGACGGTAACCATCCCGGCGTTGGGCCTGCGTCAATTGTTGCCATTAGTTCTTGATAGTTATGTTTCCGAGTGTTGCTTTCAATTTGCCCGCTATATCTTCAGCGACGGCAGCTCCGAATTTGGCTTCGTATCGCTTCGACACCGCGGCATAGGCTTTCTCATAGAACCGAAGCCCTACAATCCCGCGCTTCTTGACCGAACGAGCTATTAAAAACGCTGCGGATTTGATGTTGCTCTCGCTTTGTTTCTTAAAGCGTCCCTTCTCATCTCTGAGCTTGATTCCTTTCTGCTTTATCCACTTGACAAAGACAGAAGACGGAGGTTGCTTTCTGTATGTGAAGGGAGACTTCCTATCCTTCTGAGTTCCGTTTACTCCGAAATGGATGAAAGGAGCGTATTTCGATGCCTTCCCTTTAGCTCCGAAGGTGACCTCTCGAATATCATTCCCACGCACTCGAATCTTGTAGGAAAGGGATCGCCTGAGCTGACCCGATGCGACTCCGTAGTTCTTATTCTTTCCAATCTTCCGGCCACCAAGATGACGCTTTGCGCTCTTGACGATATCATCGGAGAACGCTAGAAGGACTTTATTGAGTTCGCTCATTATTCGGTATCTTCAGGAAACCAACCCAGCTCCACCATTTCTTCATGTGTCCTTACCGTCGTTGTACTCGGAACGATTGCCCCAAACGGAAACGACTGCGAGTTGAGAACGTAGGAGGACAACTGCCGTACTTCGATTTCAGTGAGTTCCGTCATAAGCGATATAAGCCGTTCTAGCGTCGCCAATGGACTCACGGGTATGTTGTATTCGGTATCCACTTGTAAAGCGAACTGAACCCCGTCAGGATGCTCCACCATGCCGAATACCTTCCCGTCGTGTTGATAGGGTTCTTGTGTTGCAAGTGGTGCGGTTACGCAGTAAAGTTCGCGGCTGATTCGTTCCGCGCGTTGCTCGCTTAACAAAACGCCTTCAGGTAGTACTATGATATAGCCGTTCATCAGAATGTGTTATAGAAGGTGTTGATGTTGGTTTCGATGCCCGTGCGGTTGGCGGATTCGTCTGAACCATACAAAATAAATTCGCTGAGATACATCGTGCCAGAATCCCTTGCGCCTATACTAAGTGCCGCGCTAGAAGCGCTTGTTTCTGAAACATCTACCGACGCAACTGTGTCAACGTAAGTTTTATAAGTTATTTGGTTGTAGATGTTACTCAATAAATGCACGTCCGTATTGGCACCTTGAGGACTAGCATAACCATTATAACTTGAGCCATTTCCAACAAACGAAAAAGTGGCATCATTCGACCGAAAGCTAATTTCATAATTCAGATATGCCGTACCGTTACCAAAGCCATATATTTGACGGCGACCGGCGGCATGTTTGCCAACAACAAAGGCGGAATGCAAATTACTCATGCTTGCGGTTATATTAACGTACTTGCTGCTGGACGCAAACTCAATAGCAGGTTTCCCGTTCTCCACTATCACCGCACCGCTTGAAACGATTTTAGGTTCTAGATTGGTAAAAGCCGCCGTCGCGTCGTTGCTGTTTCCGCTTTGATCGTACCAAGTCTTTACGAAGGCATCTCCCGTACCTGCGAAGGCAGTCAAAGAAACCGTGTCCAACTCACCGAATACGTTGAATCCGATGTCTTGCTCGGTGTTGTCTGACGACCTACGGACTCGGATCGCTGAACCCGTATACGTCGAATCCAAAAGCCTCAAAGAGTACGCCGCCGCCGCACCTGAATACGTGTCGAGGAGTGGCGTGTTTTGAGTGAAGTAGTCGCCTATGTTGGATTCGATGGCGGTGCGGTCTGTGGATTTGTCTGACGAGTACGTTATAAATTCCTGAAAATTACCGTTGAACTGTTCCGAGCCTCCTGCGTTCGCTCCAATGATAAGAGGCACGCTTGTGGGATATGTAACCAACGCGCCTGTTGTGTTCAGCGCTTGCGTTCCGCTTAAATAGGAAGTGCCTGCAAAGGTGTTAAAACTAAACGCGCTTTGAATTGTTGGATAAGCGAATCCGCTGGCTTTGGGCGAGCCGTTAATGTAATAATCAACGTCCCCTGCTGGGTTATTATCGATTGCTTGACTTACCCTAAAATAAGGTGATCCATGTGTTGTGGCGTTAGCAGGAAGGCAAAATGTAACGTTGTACCCGTTCGTTCTGTCTTGTTTATGTACTCCAAAAAACGTCAGTTTTTCGTCATTCGCTACTCCATTAGACGTTCTCAAAAAATCATTTCCATCAAAATCAAGAGTAAATCTTCCGCCCTGCTTTACCAACGCTCCACCCGTGTATATAGTCGGCTGCTTCCATGAAATTGCTTGCGTCGCATTGTTCCCGTTTCCGCTTTGGTCAATCCAAGAACTGACCGCGCAAGTCGTACCCGTGCAGAAAGTCGTGATTGCGCTCTCGTTTATGTTGCCTGAACCGTCAAAGCCTATCGTGGTCGTCGTGCTGTCGCTTGCCCGTCGGATGGTCATGCAGTCGGTCTGTGCCAAACGTAGCTGACGCGTGGAATATGCAGCAGCCGCACCGCTTGCATACGCTTGGTCAAGCAAGAACGTCGAAGGTTCTATCTCCTGCCATGTCTGCTTCAAGCTAATCGGTACAGTTCCGCCCGTCCTCGCTTTGAGGTATTCAAGTAGTGCCGCCTTGACCGTAGCAAATGACGCATCATCTGCAGGAGCAGGTGTGAACTCAACCCAAGTACCCGTGTCGGGATCGGCGAAACCTGCCTCGGAATAGTAAATCTTTCTGTTGATAGTCTTTCCCGCTGTTGGCGTGTCGCTGCTTGCGCTCTCCGCAAGTCCGTTACCCTGTGCGGTGCAAGTGAAGTAAAGTTCGACCGTTGCCGTCGCTCCCGTCCTTAACGCCTCGGATTCCGTTTCATACCGCTGATGGAAGTAAATGCTATCCGCCGGTAATTCGGACGCGCTTATATCCCACGAAGCACCGTTGTAAGTGAGTAGCGAACCAAATGCAGCGCCCGTTGTATTTACGTCGTCTAAGTCGCCTAATTCCGTTGCACCCGCTGCACCCGGTAACCACTTACCCGCACCATATACCAAAGCCTGACCAAGTGTTGGTGTGCCGATAATTTGCACGTCATTTAAATCGTCCAACTCCGTCGGGACAGACGTTATATCGGCCTTCAAATCCAACGCCGTCTGTGTGGCCGTGCTTACTGGCTTATTCGCATCGCTCGTATTGTCTACGTTAGCGAGTCCAACGTCAGACTTTTGCGCTGTATCGTTTACCCATTCGTCGCCGTCGTATCTGAAAAACTCACCCGATGCAGGTTGTGAAATAATAACGTCGGTCAAATCGTTCAGGCTGATAGCTCCTCCGTCCGCAGCGTTGATCCAAATCCCGTTGAGGTATTTAATCACCTGACCATTTGCCGCATTTGTTATAGTGACATCGGTCAACTCTTCAAGCGTCTCTACGCCTCCCGTGTCCAATGTAACAACGCCGTCTCCGTCATCGGTTAACGTGCCATTGGTGACTTTGATAGTGCGAACGGACTGAACGTCTGTTGCGCCGTCAAGGGTGAGCATACGAAGGATACCGCGTCGAGCATAGGTGACTTCCGTCCCTCCCGGTTCAACTCCATCGATTGGAGCATTGCAAGCATCCCATTCGTAAGGGATAGCCACCGACAAATCGAGAAGCACTCCAGAGAGTACGTTCTTCGTCTCTTCTTCGAGCGGTGTCGTGGTAGCGTTTACAACCTCGTAATCTTGAGCGAACAAGAAGATGTTTCCGCCCATCCTAATGTCGGCTAGGATATCTTCAGCGCATTGCTCCGCGTCGGATATCGCTTCCTTTTGTGGGATAACCTTTCCTTTCTTGTCGCTAGGTACGTCGAGGATGTAAACTTCAAGGTTGTATGTCTTTGTTCCCGCGTCATATGTTGCCCCCGTATAAACGAGATGCATCAACGGGAACTCTTCGAACTTAGAGAGGTCTACGTCATCGGGAGAGCCGAAGGAGAAGCTCTTGATGAAGAAGTGATTCTCTGCGAAGATTTCGAATCTCTCGACGATGTTATTGAACGTGATCATGTGCGGCGCGGTCTTTTAAATATGCGAGGTGCTGAAAAACAACTTGGACAGGTAGCGACGTAATCGAGTCCATCTTGAGGACGTTTTCTCCTGCGAGGGTGTAGAGTATGTGATACCATCCCCACTTTTCGCCAACCGGGTCGCTTCCTCCGCCACCCGAAGTAAAGAGGACTGAATAGAATGCAGCAGTTCGTTTCTGGTAGTCCAAAAAAAAAGCAGCGTACCCGATACCAAATCCGCAGGCATCTCCTCAAATAGCGATGCATCTTCTTTAGCTGTGTATTTCTGTATCTCGTAGCTCTCTCCAATCTCATAAGTCACCTCACGGTATAGAATCGACATCACTTTGTGAGCGTTCTTCCAGAAGTCTTCGAGGTAGGTTTCAAGGTCTATCCACTCGCCCGCAGTAAATGCGTCCCAATCGGGGATAAAGCCCAATCGCTTACCGTCCATTGTAAGGACTTTCTCGAATCGGGCAGTCTCTTGGGTGAGTAGGTTGTCGATGTGCTCTCCTGCGGCTTCCAAGAGCTTCTGAGGCATCTTCCGCAGTTGTTCGACAGACTTACCTGAGCAAGCAGAAACTCTTTCGAGGGGATTCTCTGAGGTCATCATCACCTGGAGTTCACCGAGTGAAAGGTCTGACCATCTATGAGGGAGCTTGAGTTCCATATGATACTAACTTAATTTGATTGGTTTCCTTACCTAATCCCATACGATACGGGAATGCGTGAAAAATGCGTGAGAAATGCGTGTTTGCGTGAATCGTGCGTGTTTGCGGATAATTCACGGAGATTTTGCGGGTTTGCGTGTCTGGAAAGTTAGGACAAAAAAAAAGCCCCGTGAGGGGCTGTTAAGATAGAAGAAAGGATTCGGTTTGGTTGGTGCGGTCAAGTACCTGCTGAAACCATTCAGGCTCATTCACTATCGGCAAAATGAAATAGTGTTTTCGTTGTACTCAGACATAATCTGCTCCAAGGCTTCTGCGTATGTTGTTTGAAAAGCAAAGGTCTTTTTCAGTAACATTAAGTCAGTGGCTAGGGTCTTCGTCTTTGCCGCTACTGCGTCTATTCGACGGCCTGTAATTTCTCGCGTCTTGCTGTTGAACTCCAAAGCGACATTACCGCAAGCTAAAGTGATTCCAAAGGCTCCGTTCTCTTTTGCTAGTTCGTTATAGATTGCTTGGTCGTTCATGGCTGTGTGTGTTTGTTTCGTTGTTGTTGACACAAATGTAAGGCTTTTTTTCCTTTCCCTCGACGTAATTTACGAAAAACTTTACTTTTTTCCTTATCCGATAGCATAGGAGCCAAAGTTCGGGTTCGTTTGATTCCATGTAATCCCGTACCTCATCGCATCTATCGCGTGATTGAAAGAATCGACGGGTTCATTTAGTTGCTTCCCGTTCTTGTCTTCTTTCCACTTGTAGTTGCGTAGCTCTCTGATGAGGTTGACGCTTCGAGAAGTGACCGCAAGCGGGCGAGAGTGGAGGAACGATATTCCGCTTCTAATTGAGTCACGTCCTTTCCTTGCTCCGTGAGTATTGAATCCGTGAGCATGTATCTCGTCGATGCTCTTGGGTTCTGCGGAGTCACATATAACAACATCAGTTCGATTGACTTGATTATCTCGGAGCATTTTCGCGATATCTGAATTAGTGAGTCTCGTCGCATAGCAGATTTCGTCGACGGCGAATCCGTGCCCGTCGGTGTAGATTCTGACGACTGCGGTAGGGTCGTTCGTATATCCGAAATCAAGCCCGATGTTGAGGAGTCTGTATTCATTTGGTATTTGGTCTATTTCTTTCCAATGGGTGAAGATGGTCGATGTGGCGATTCCTCTTTCTCCGAGTCCGTAGACCCTCCAGAAGTTCTCGTCCACGTCTTTAAATCGTTCGATCTCCATGACCACGCTTTGCGGAAGGAACGGGTTGTCCTTGTACGTTGTTTGAAAGAAGTCCGCATCTTCTCTTGGGATAACTTGCTCATATATCCAATGAAATTCGTCTGATGGGTTGAAGTCGATTAATACTCTTCCCGTTGTTCTGAGGAGGAGCTGTCGCCAGTCTTCAAGGTTTATCTCGTTGGCTTCGTTAATGAAGAGGATGTCCCGCTTCCTACCTCTGACCTTGGCGGGCATATCGACTGAAATGAACTCTATCATGTTACCCCATAGTCGGTACGTTCCTTCGCTCTTGTTGTGGTGGTCGGGGTTATAGAGTCCTTCGCGGTTGAGTATCTCGAAGAAGTCCCTCATCGCTGTCGCTCGAAGTGCAGGGAAGGTCTTTCTGCATATGGTAATCACGAGCCCCGTGTTCTTATTGCAAAGCTCTATGAGTGCCGTAAGGATGGAGAATGTCTTTCCGCTACGACTTCCCCCTTGATGGACTTGGATCTTCGCCTTTGATTTCTTGACGTGATAATATGTTGCAGCGAGTTTACTCATCGAGCCACGAAAGAGGCTTCTTCTCGGTTACCTCTATCTCTTGCCGTTCTATATACCCTCGCTTCTTTCCTTTGGTCTTGAGGAAGAAGATGGTCGCTGCGGGGTTGCCTTCCTTCACGAGTTTATAGAGGTGCGATTCTGCAAAGTCGAGGACGCTGTCTTGGATAGAGTCCACCGCTTTCTTATAGTCGGGGTCTGCCTTCATCCATTCGTAGTGAGACGTTCTTCCTACGTCTACCATCTTGCACGCGGTTGATACAATACCCAAAGACTTCTCAAGAGCTTCGAGCATTGCTTCCTTTTTAGGGGTGTTCGGATTGTTCACTTTTATCGCTTCCATTACTTACCGCATAAATCGCATTTTGCTTTCTCTTCTTTCTCTTCTGGCTCTTCTTGTGGATCCCATACATTCAACCCCCAATGATTTACCTCTGCCGCGTCCCATTCGTTTGCTATGATATCCATGTCGTTCTCTCCTGAGCTTACGTTGTCCTTGATAATGAACTCTCGGTCTTTAGTCTCTCCCCATGTTGCCATGTACACGGGTGCTTCTTTTAGACCTGCCGCTTTACACGCTTTGAATCGCATATTCCCTCCGATGACAATCATCTCTGGGTTGACTACAATTGGACGTGCTTCGAGCATCTCCGGAAACTCCTCAATGCTCTTTACGAGTTTATGGAATCGGTCGTCTTTAATCAATCGGGGGTTCTTCGGATTCGCTTTCAGCGTCGAGAGTTTCATTAGCTTGGTTGAGGACGGCTTCAAGGGTGTATCGGAATTCGTCATTATGTACGGCCATTGTAAGTAAAAGAGACGCGGGATCATCTCCGGCATGGAGACGCAACACCTGCGAGTTGTCAGTTATTAGAAGGAAGTTCTTTGCGTGTAATAGCGCTTTGCGTGCTGCTCTCATATTGATAAAGATGCGGTGTTTATAATCTCAGAACAAAGCTCTTCCGGAATTTTACTTCTTTCGAAGTTTCCTTTGAGTCCTTGCGTTCCTGTCCTACTTCCCCTTGGTGCTGCCTCATGGCAGGGTGATCCGTTCTTGCACATTGCTCTCGGTTTCCATGTTTTGGAGTTTGTCCAAATATCTGTCGGCTTCATACGGGTATCACCGTACTGGCAATATGTAACAGTATGTCGATTGTATCCTTCAAGTTCCGGCATCTTTCTCATTAACCCTCGTGGGTTCTCAATAAACCAGACCTTTGGCTCAAACCAATCAATGACGTGAAGCGTCTCTCTAAGAAGTTGCATTCCTAATTTTGCTGTGTCTGTTTTTGGAATGTAAGCTCTTTTGCCTCCTGTCCAATGGTGTCCAATTGCCGCGACTGAAAACCCAGTACATGGAGGCGATGCCCAAATCATGTCAGGTTGCCACGGTATTTGATTAATATCAAGCATGAGGATATCACATACATAATCGATTCCTTCAAATGGATTCAAATCAAGACTAAAAGTTTCGTGTCCTTGAGCAATAGCCGCTTTACTAATGCTTCGGCTGCCGGCAAATAATTCAAGAACCTTCATCCTTCAAAATGTGTTATCCGGCCTTCTACATCTCGTGCGACATTCTCCAACCTGTCGCGATCGTACCAAGTTAGGTCGTTTTCTCGTTTTACAAGGTGTTCTTCTCTGCCTCTTGTCATGAAGAAAAACTCTTCCTTCTTCTCTTGCTTTAAGAACTCACGGATGTTCTCCGCTATCTCTTTCCGTTCTGATTGGGTGTAGCTCATAGCTCTTTGGTCATGATATAATCAGCCCACATCTTAGCACATACCGCGCAGCGTTGGTCTTCGTTAGGATAGTCTCTGTTTCCTACTACGCTCGTCATGCAGCGATTCATAAATTGATACTGATTCTCTTTTCCGTTGGGGTTACCTATTGGCATTGTTTACTAGTTTTTGTAATTCTTCGAGCATCCTTCTATTACATGAAGAACAGCTTGAAGGCTGTTGGTTTGTTCCTGTGGCTTTGGCGTAAAGTTTCGCCAGTTGGCCGTTCGTTCTGAATTGGTTTTCTGTCTTGAGAAAGGTTTGGATCTCGTTTATATCCTCGGACGTTATTTCGGCCTCCCATTTCCCAAGCTCGCACGATGCTACTTTGAGCCGTGTCTTTGTCGGCATATGGCATCCACAGAGTTTTGAATCTGTAAAGGCTTCCGTCAATAATGGCCCGCAAGACTTCGTTGATTTTACAAAGTGTTCGCAGCTCTTACATATGGCGAGGCGGTCATTCCTCTTTTGACCGGTTACGAAAAACATCTTTCAAGATTTTTTTAGATTCGTGTATTGAGCGATAAAGAACTGACTCTCCAATCCCAGTCCGTCGAGATAGGTCAGCCATGTTCCACCCTTGCAGATATAGTCCAAAGGTTGTCCTGTCGAACCAACTGAGGCGGTCGACGATGAGTTGCATCTGCTCTCGTTGGATTGCTTTTGTCCAATCTGTTTCGACTTCTTTCTCTTCGGGAATGGCATCTGTTATTTGATAAATCTGTTTGAATTGTCCTCGTGTGGCTTCGTTGTACATAGCTCGGATAAAATACCCCAAAGGGTTCTCATCTTCTTCGTCGGGAAATCGTTTGTCTATACATCGAAGATACGTGTGATGTACAAGGTCGCTAGGTTCAGCCGTCCAATTACGGGCGGTGAAAAGAAGTTTCGAATAGTTCCGTGTGAGGAACTCATCCCATGCCTCGCGACTCTTTAATCTCATCGACTCGTTTTTTATAATATTGATACATCTCTTCTAACTCATGGACGGAGAACTTGCGTATCTGGTTGCTTGCTATCAGGATTGCTTCCGCTGTTCCTTCTCCGTGAAACTCGTCGAGCTTCTTCGAAAATACGTATTGCTGCCCTCCGTTCATGTTGCATTGCTTACATTGGAATTGGCAATTGGTCTCCATCCATCGCGTGGACATCTTCGCCCGTGTTATGAAGTGGCCGCAGTCGACATCTTGCCAACGTCTCAAACTACCACAAGTCCAGCAGTTTCCCCATCCTTCGTCATTGCATCCGCGAAGACGTATGAACTGAGAGAAGACGGTATCAAGTTTCTTCTTTGCTTTGCTTAGGCTCATTTAATCCGGGTATGTTTAGTGGATCGCGTTTTCTTCTGAGGTCTGCCATCGATTGAGGTTCAAATGCCACACGGTCGGAATCGCTGCCGCGTGTGATGTGGCTGTTGATTCTCTCCAGTATTGGGATCCGTTCTTCTTCATGCTTGATAATACACTCTCGAAATTCCTGAATCTTCAAACGC